GGAAGAGGCAATTGAAGACAATCTGTATGACAGCTTGTCCGCTCGTTACACCAAAGGTCTGGCTCGTGCTATGGCATACACCAAGCAGGTTAAAGCTGCTGCTGTATTGAATAACGGCTTCTCCTCGGCTTATGTCGGTGGTGACGGCGTATCGTTGTTCAACAGCGCTCACCCTCTGGTGTCTGGTGGTACCAACAGCAACGTTCCCTCTACCGCAGCCGACTTGAATGAGACTTCGTTGGAAAACGCAGTTATTCAAATCTCTCTGTGGACGGATGAGCGTGGTCTGTTGATCGCTGCTAAGCCTAAGAAGCTGATTGTTCCGCCTTCTCTGCAATTCGTTGCCACTCGTCTGTTGGAAACCGAACTCCGCGTCGGCACCACTGACAATGATGTCAATGCGTTGAAGAACAACGGTTCGATCCCTGGTGGATATACGATCAACCACTTCTTGACCGATACGAACGGCTGGTATTTGACCACCGACGTTCCTAACGGCATGAAGCACTTTGTTCGTACTCCTCTGTCCACCGGTATGGACGGCGACTTTGATACGGGTAATGTCCGTTACAAGGCTCGTGAGCGTTACAGCTTCGGCTGGTCTGATCCTCTGGGCATGTACGCCTCCGCAGGCGCATCCTAAACCTTAGGGTTTGGTAAAGAGGGCTCCTTCGGGGGCCTTTTTTATTTGCACAGCCATTTAAAACTGTGATATATTGCAGTTAATCCGGGCTTTCCGGTGCATCAAACAGTCCCGGCTGACGACATACCGATTGATGCACTCCACTTGTATGTAAGGAATTATCATGGGATTCGCAACTCACCTTGGCCCTTGGCTGCTTGGCACGGTTAAAAACACCACCGGCACTACTGCTGGAACCATTCGTAATATGGGCGCAACGATTGTTTCTCAGTCGTACACCGCAGCTACAGCCACTATTTTGGCATCCCCAACCGCAGTACAGATGTTTACTCTGCCTGCTGGCGCACAAATTATGCGTTTTGATATTTATGTCATTACTGCTTTAACTGGCGCAACAAACTGCGGCGTTACTATTGGTACAAGTGGCACATCCAACTTCTATATGACTTCGGTCAATAGCGGAACCAGCGCTGTCCAGACTTCACCCGCCACCATTGCAGCAGCTACCCAAGCAGCCAAAACCAACAACGTCGGTACTACAGACGCAATCATTTTTGGCACGTTTACAGCGGCTACGGCGGATGCAACTGCTGGTTCAATCGTTGTGTCGGTCACATATACTGTCCGCGACTCTGACGGTTCTGCTAACCCAGCTTCTGCTTAATTAATCTCAGGGGCTTCGGCCCCTGATTTATAGGAGATTGATTATGGCTAATATTGGAATCTGGCGTTCTATATCCCAAGTGGGTACGTATGAACCGTTTGAATTACAAGTATCGCGCGGTCAAATTCAAGGCCACTCAATTGTTACAGTGTCTGGTTACAATTCTGATGTTGACACTGCGTGGGAGATGATTACTCCAGTCGGTGACTTGTCTTATGCCGCCGCCGCCTTGCAAATGACTGTGAGTTCTTCCAGCGCAAGCGATACTTCGGCCGGTACTGGCGCACGAACTGTGTTGATTACAGGTTTGGATGCCAACTATGCAGTCATCAGTGAGACCGTGACCATGAATGGTCAGACGGCTGTGACAACTACAAATTCATTTTTGCGCATCAATAATATGTTGGTGACAACCGCAGGCACAGGTTTGTCAAACGCAGGCATCATTTATATTGGCACTGGCACTGTGACCTCTGGCGTTCCAGCAACTATTTACAATTTGATTTCGGCTGGTTACAACAACGCAACCTCAAGCCAATACACAGTACCCGCTGGCTATACTGGGTATTTGGTTGTTGCTCGAATTGGTTTGGCGCAGGATACCGGAACCAGTTTAATTACTGCAAGAACCCGTTTTGTGGGGACAAATGGAATTGCCAGTACCGGCCCATTGCTTGTTACCAATAACAATATTTCAACCCAACCATTTCCCTATCCTCTCTCAATTGCTGAAAAGACTCGCATTCAAGGCGAGGCAATTGGTGGTGCGGCAAACAATGAAGCTGCTGGTTTTTTTGAATTGGTACTCATCCAAAACAACATACAGGGCACAAATGGCTAAGAGTCCAGCATGGCAGAGGAAAGAAGGCAAGAACCCCAGCGGCGGCTTAAACGCCAAGGGGAGAGCCTCGGCCAAAGCGCAAGGTATGAACTTAAAACCTCCCCAGCCAGAAGGCGGCAAACGGCGCGACTCTTTTTGCGCAAGGATGGAAGGTATGAAGAAGAAACTTACCAGCGAGAAGACGGCCAAAGACCCAAATTCCCGTATCAATAAATCGTTAAAAGCTTGGAACTGTTAAGGAGTAAATTATGCCTATGATGCAAAGACCAAATATGCGTATGCGTGGCGAAGAAATGCCTATGCGCAAAGCGCCAGTATTATCTGGAGCTATGTCAGGATTACCTGCGGCTATGGCAGGTGGTCAAGGTCAAGGCTTAGCTGAAGCGCTTGGAAAGCTTGGAGCAGCAGCCGCAGGCAAGGGTCAAGGCTTAGCAGGCGCACTTGGCGCACAAGATGTTCGAATGAAAAAAGGCGGTAAAGTAGTTAGCGCTTCTAAACGCGCAGATGGAATTGCCAAACGTGGCAAAACTAAAGGCAGGATGTGCTAAGTGGAACTTCCAATCTGGAACGTCCTTTTATCTTTCCTATCAGCGGCTTTGCTGCTATGGGTAAAGATTTCGCACGACGAAGTAAAGCGTTTGGGTATTCTTTTGAGTAAAACCCGTGAAGAACATGCAGATAAGTTTGTGACCAAACATGATATGCATGCAGACATTAACCGAGTTTTAGCTAGGCTTGATCGCCTGGATGAGAAGCTTGATGCTTTTATGAAGGAGCAACGAAGTGCCCTCAACTAGTAAAAAGCAACATAGATTTATGGAAGCGATAGCTCATTCGCCATCGTTTGCTAAAAAAGTAGGGGTTCCACAGTCCGTGGGGCAAGATTTTGCAAACGCGGACAAAGGCCGCAAATTTTCTAAAGGTGGTGATATGGCTACAAAGATGAAGAAGTTTGAGAAAATGGGCAAAGACGTTGAAAAGCGTGGAATGAAAGAAGGCTCTGCTAAAGACATGGCAATGGACCGCATGCAAATGATGGGCATGAAAAAAGGTGGCGGCGTCAAGAAAATGGCCGGCGGCGGCTTGGCAGCTGGTCACAAAAGCGCAGATGGAATTGCTACAAAAGGCAAAACTAAAGGCGCTAACATTGTTATGAAAAAAGGCGGCAAGGTATGCTAAGGAACAATCATGGCTAAAGATTACGAATACCCAGACTCCACTCCGGTGGATGAGCCAGTTGCTAAAAAGACTAAGCCTAAACCTGTGCCTAAGCCCGCGCCTAAGCCTACTCCTAAACCTGATAATACAATCTACCCGGATTCAACTCCTGTAGATGAGCCAGTTAAGCGTATGGCTAAAGGTGGATCTGCTTCTGCTCGTGCTGATGGAATTGCCACTAAAGGCAAGACCCGTGGCAAAATTTGCTAGGAGATTAGCATGATGGCAAGCCGAGGAATGGGGGATATCTCCCCGTCCAAAATGCCTAAAGGTGTGCGTAAAGCACGCAGGGATAACACTGACTTTACAGAGTACGCTAAAGGTGGTGAAGTGTGGGATACTCCAAACCCATCAAAGACCCACAAAAAGTTAAGCCCTGCAAAAAAAGCTGCTGCTAAAGCCTCGGCAAAAAAAGCTGGCAGACCTTACCCAAACCTTATTGATAATATGAAGGCTTCGTAATGTCTACTACCGGTACCACAGCCTTTAATTTAGAGTTTACAGAACTTGCTGAAGAGGCTTGGGAACGGGCTGGGCGCGAGATGCGCTCTGGTTATGATTTGCGTACAGCGCGTAGGTCACTTAATTTGATGACCATAGAGTGGGCTAACCGTGGTCTAAACATGTGGACCATTGAGACTGGCACCATTACTTTAACTCAGGGTCTTAATACCTACGCTCTTCCAACTGACACGATTGATCTGCTAGATCATGTGATTCGGACCCAGCCAAACGTAGCATCTACCCAGTCTGACTTGAGCATTACCAGGATTAGCGTATCTACATACGCAACCATCCCTAACAAACTGACTCAAGGACGCCCAATCCAAGTATGGATTCAGCGTTTATCAGGTGAAGTCGGGCCAACTTCTGCCACACTAAATGGCGCAATTACGGCCACAGATACCTCAATTGTCTTGAGTACTGTGGTTGGATTGGCTGGGTCTGGCTATATTCGCCTGGACAATGAAGACATCTACTACACCTACATATCAGGGAATACCCTAGGTGGCGTGTTCCGTGGGCAGAACAACACAACCGCAGCATCACACACTACTTTAACAGCTGTTAATGTTCCTCAGTTGCCTGCTGTTACTGTTTGGCCAACCCCTGATGGCTCACAGACTTACCAGTTTGTTTACTACAGACTACGACGTATTGAAGATGCTGGCCGTGGCGTTGAAACGGCTGATATGAATTTTAGGTTTTTGCCTGCTGTAACGGCTGGGTTGGCTTACTATATAGCTATGAAAGTCCCAGAGTTGCAAGGCCGGCTGGATATGCTTAAATCTGTTTACGAAGAACAGTACAAGCTTGCAGCCGGTGAAGATCACGAAAAAGCTACTTTGCGTTTAGTTCCGCGTATGTCATTCATTGGCGGAGGTGGCATGTAATGACTTCACCATACGCATCTGGCAAATATTCAATTGCCCAATGTGATCGGTGTGGACAGCGTTTTAAATTAAAGCAATTGAAAATTGAGGTTATTAAGACTAAACTCTATCAATTGAAAGTTTGTGAAGAATGTTGGGACCCTGATCAACCGCAGTTACAGTTGGGAATGTATCCGGTTAATGATCCCCAGGCTGTATACCAACCACGCCCAGACACGACTTATGTTGCGGCTGGCTTGAATGGGTTGCAGTTAACAAATGGGGCTCAAGGAACGCCAACAGGTGGATCCAGGGATATCCAATGGGGATGGTATCCTATTGGTGGGGCAAGTGGGTTTGATGCAGTTTTAACGCCTAATTACTTGGTTGGAACCACAAGTGTTGGCACAGTAACGGTAACGGTTTCATAGGAGTTTATGATGGCTAAAGAAAACATGGATATGGCTCAAGATAAAGCCATGATCAAAAAGGCGTTCAAGCAACATGATGCTCAAGAACACAAAGGCGGTAAAGGCACTACCCTTAAATTGAAAAAAGGTGGACCTACTAGCCTGGACCGTAAAAAGTACGGCAAAAACATGTCCCGCGCAATGAATCAAAAGGGGTAAGTTATGGCATACACAATGAAAAAGGGCGGCAAAGAAGTTGGCCCAGCTAGTGTTTACGCAAAGCCCCATACCATGTCTGGCGGTCCTGCTGCGTTTACCAGTGTTACGCCTCCTAACATGAGTGATCCCGCTAACATGGATATGGTAGTAAATGGTTATAGCAATAAGCGCCCGGCGCCGGCAAAGACTAGCGGCATCAAAATCCGTGGTACTGGTGCGGCCACTAAAGGCGTGATGGCTAGGGGCCCAATGGCATGAACTACGCTGCGCTTGTAGTTGCGATTTCCGATTACACGGAGAACACCTTTCAAACGGTGGATGTAAACCTGTTTATTACGCAGGCAGAGCAGCGCATCTATAACTCAGTTCAGTTTCCTTCGTTACGCAAGAACGTGACAGGCACGATTACTGCCAGCAATAAGTACCTCTCTTGCCCTAATGATTTCCTGGCTCCATATTCTTTGGCCGTGTTTCCATATGGCGGCGGTGACTACATATATCTTTTAAACAAAGATGTAAACTTCATGCGTGAGGCATATCCAAACCCAACAAGTACTGGAACACCTAAGTACTATGCTTTGTTTGGCCCTACTACAACAGTAGGCCCGTCGCCAACAATAACAAACGAATTAAGTTTTATTCTTGGCCCAACACCGTCTACAACTTATTCCGCAGAGCTTCACTACTACTATTATCCTGAGTCCATTACTATAGCATCAAGCGGGCAAACTTGGCTGGGTGATAACTTTGATACTGTTTTGTTATACGGCGCTTTAGTAGAGGCTTACACTTACATGAAGGGTGAGCAAGATATGATGGCTTTGTATAACCAAAAGTACGTTCAAGCAATTGCGCTGGCTAAACGCCTGGGCGATGGAATGGAGCGTCAAGACGCTTATCGTAGTGGTCAAGTTAGGGTTGAGGTAGGTTAATGTCTATTGTCCAAACCCAGACCACTAGCTTCAAAAAGGAGCTTTACCAAGGCATTCACGACTTGTCTACAGACACGATCAAGATTGCTTTGTACACAGGTAATGCCGACTTAAATGAGGCTACTACGGTTTACAGTAGCACCAATGAAGTAATTGCTTCAGGTTATACAGCCGGCGGTCAGGTTATGACCGGTGTAGCCATTAGCTCATCTGGCTCTGTAGCCTATGTAAATTGGAGCAATGTGTCTTGGACGGCAGCTTTGACTGCCAGGTGTGCTTTGATCTATAACGTCACGCAGGGTAATAAATCTGTGGCGGTTTTGGACTTTGGGTCTGACAAAACTTCAACCACTACGTTTACAATCACCATGCCAGCCAATACTTCAACCACTGCGCTTATCAGGAGTTCAAATTGATAGTTACTACTACCAAAGGCGATATGGATGATTCCTTGCTTGAAAAGCGGGAAGGTACAGTCGATAATGAGAATGAACTGACAACTTGGGTTGAGTACTGGCTGGGTGAAGAACTAGTTCACAGGTCTGCCCATGTTACGTTGAAGAAAATGCCC